ACTGGTTGGGGTGTAAAAGCGATTGTTACTTATCTATCCTTATACAGGTACAAAGAAACTTATGAGCAATACTGGATTAGAAAGAACGGACGACCGCCCAATTCAGTCGCCCTCAAAAATTGGGAGTGGAAAGCCCGTTGGGTGGAGAACCTTATTGGCGACCACCTCCTCACCCAATTCATTGAAGGTGTGCGGGACGAACTCTCGTACGAAGCATACGAAGGTGATGAAATTTTTCCTGACATTAGCGGGGAAGACTGACTACTCAACTCATGTGGTGGTGCTTATAAATGACACCCTCATCCACTATACATGGGGAGGTGTTGTATTTTGTAAGCAAGATTACTTACTTGAGCCTGTATGGGTTGTAGATCTACACCTCTCTGAGTTGGAGTACCTCAACGTAATCGACCGCGCTCTTACTCTAACGGGCATACTCCCTAAGGGGTTTGGGCATTGGTGGTTTAAGGCGTTTTGTTGGTTGTTTAACCGCAACCAATATTTATGTACCAACTTTGTAGTATCTATCCTTGGATACACTATGAAAGAAGGTATCACTCCAGACGAGCTTTACACATGGTTGAGTAGAACATGACATACATAATCGTCTTCTTTTTAATTCTTGTAACACTGCCTGTCTGGAGATTCTTAATAGGTCTCATTCTTTACAAGTTAATTAATCGTGCATGAACTTTTTCTACCACTTCCACTAGACGCGCCGCCTACTTATAAACGAGTACGCGGCGCTTCTATTACGCGGCGAAACTTTATCACCTCTGGTAAGTTTGTCGCGGTTAAAGAGTACACCTACATCAAAGTCGCCAAACGTGTCGGCGAAACTCAAGTAGGTATTAATTTGTTCTATCTACTTGACAACAACGTTATTATCGGTTATCGTAAGGATGACCACTATTTCCTACGGGAAGGTGCAAAGAAAAATGTTACCAAAATCCAAGCGCGCAAAAAGAAGAAACCGTCACACGTCAGGTAAAAGACTTTATTGGTGTTTTAAAAATGCTGAAGGTCGTGCTGATATCACTAATGAAATCGGCGTGTGTTACCGTAACGGTGTGTATTGGTTCGTTTCTGTAAACTGTTATATGGTAGGAGGTAAAGTCGTACATGGCTAATGCAGTCATTTCTAAGTCTGCTTGCCCACAGTGTCGAAAGAACGGCGGTGACACCACAGGTGACAACCTTGTAAACTACTCTGATGGTGGTTCACATTGTTTCGCTTGTGGCTACAACGTTCGTGGCGCGACAGGTAAACATGGTGATAAAGGTATTACACCTCCAATGCCAAGTATGCCGCTTAACATCATGGAGATTGCTTCATTGAAAGGCGGCTTAATAACAAATGCAACACTCCTCAAGTATGAGGTGTTTCAGCTAGAAGAGAACGGTAAACCGACTTATGTGGCGGTGTATCCGTATTACGACCTTGAAGGTAACTTGTATGGTGTGAAGTATCGTGACTTTCTTGCTGAACAGAGAGACGGCAAACACCACAAATGGTTTCACGGCAGCTTTCATAGCTTCTTCGGGACGCGCAACCGTAACTCGATGAGCGACACCCTCATCATATGCGAAGGTGAAAGCGACACAATGGCAGCGTCACAAGTATTTATCCATGAAACCTGTGTGGGTGTAAGTGGTGCAAACAGCATGGAGAAATCTCTCCGTGCTGCTGCTACATGGGTACGTTCATTCAAACGTATTTACGTCTGCATGGACAATGACAATGCTGGTAAAGAAGCACTCGCTATAGCAATGGAGTTACTTCCTAAGTGGCGCACATTTGCTATGGTATTGCCTCCAAAGAAAAAAGATGTTTGTGAGTGTAACGTGCAGGAACTTAAACAAGCGTTCGCGTCTGCAACAAACCTCACCAGCACCGACATCATTACAGGAACTTCACTCGTTAGCGACTTTTACAAATGGAAGAACGCGATGGGTAACAACACTGGTATCACCACTGGCTTTGACGGTATAGACCGTATGCTTGGCGGCGGTGGTATTCAGATTGGTGAGTTTATGTTGCTGGTTGCACACACTGGACGTGGTAAATCCACATTAGGGTGCTGCATTGCGTACAACATGATTCGCAACGGTGTAAAGTGTTTATGGGTAGGTACTGAGATGTTACCAAACCAGATGCTTATAAAGTTCATTGAACGTCATACTGGATACCCTTACCGAGATGAGTTCGGGCAGGTGTCTATCGCAGCACAGCGTGAGAAGGACGCGCTCGACTTCATCAGCGCCAATATGACGTTTTACAATAACTTACTTGGCGAAGCTGAGAAAGTTATTGAGGCTTGTGTCAACGCTGTGATGACTAACGGTGTTGAAGTCATCTTCATTGATGTACTTCAAGACATTGACATTAACTTTGCAGGTAAATACGATGTTGCCGCCGAAGTATGTCAGCGCCTTGTCACACTCTCTCAAGGCAATCCCGATGAGCGTCAGCCGCCTGTCGCCATCATTGCAATTCAGCATACTCGTTCTGAAGGTACTAAAGAGAGCAGCAATGTTTCTCTAGGAGAAATCAGAGGAGGAGGTGCAATTAAACAGAAAGCTACCGCCATCATCGCGATGAACGGTGCTGTTCAAGACAACATGAGATACCTCCAAGTCATCAAGAAGTCTCGGATGCGCGACTCTTTACAATTGGAGTGCACCCTCTCATACGACACTATCACCAAGACCTATACGGAGATTTCCAATGACTAAATTTATTATTCTTCTGGTTACAGTGTTGACATTTGCCTACATTGTAGGGTACACTCTTTGTGCTACAGTAAATCTTATCCTTACGGAGACACAAGAACATGACCTTTAAAACATTCACAGCCGAACAGCGTAAACAGATTCACACCATCATGAATGTGTGTGATAATCTTGACAACGATGACGAAGTAATTGCAACTGCTCTCAACTTTCTAGCGCAGATGTGCGACCCTGAAGTACTTGAATGTGATGTTACATTCTACATCACAACTGACGATGATGGTGCAATTAAACTAGAGATGGTGGTGTAGTGAGAAGTAAATTTGAAGAAGCTTTTATTCAGAAGTACACACTTCCATACGAAGAGTTGTCTCTTCCGTACATACGCAATTATGTACCTGACTTTCACACAGACAGGTACATTCTTGAATTGAAGGGTGTTCTTGAAAGGGATGACGCGCAGAAGATTTCATCAACAGTGTCATTCCTCCGCACCGAGCAGGTGTACATCATCTGCGGCGGTAAGTTTAAACACCGTGAAGAACTCGCCGAAGTTACTAAACACTTTAACCCAACTGTGTTTAACTATCCAGACTTGGGTTATGTTATTGCACCTCAAATGACACAATCTCAGTTGGCTAACCATCGACTGTCGCGCGGCAGTCGTACTTGGCACGAACGTTTTCCGCTTACTGGTAGCGACATCGTGGCATGGGCTAACAAAATGGGTATACCTGCTTGTCCAATGTCGTACAATGACCATCGTGAGTGGGAGAAGTATCATGCATCCAATCTCTAAGAGGCAGATACGCCGCCTTCGACACAAACACCCTCGTATGGCTCATCTGCTGTCTTACCTAAAACAGCGTAAATGTGTAAGGTCTTACATCTTCAAAAGTAAGATTGACAATTGCTTGTATGTGAGGTCGTATGTTAATTTTCTGTGACATTGAAACAGAAGGGTTAGACTCTACCTTCGACCCTTCTGTAAAAATTACAAGGATTGGTATTGCTATTGATGATGAACCTGCTGTGTCATTTGACTTCGGTGATGTCAAAGAAGGTGGACAGATTACTTTCTTTTTAGAGAAATACATCACTAATAACGACATTTTTATCTTTCACAACTCTGCCTTTGACGTAACCACGTTACGTCTTAACGGCTTTAACATTGTGAATTATGAAGATACAATGTGCATGAGCTACTGCCTCAATCCTGCACCTCTTCAATTTCATTCTCTCGCAAACCTCGCTGCGTTAGCTGGAGGCGAGAAGACACATTTTGACTTCAACACCACCTCAGATGATTACGATGAGTGGGCGCTCGACTTAACTGCGTACAACATCAACGATGTGGAAATCACTCGGAAGGTGTACTGGTACTTGCAAGAACAACTTGTTAAAGACCAAGAGTTGTACGACTACTATCTCGGTGTTGAGCTACCTTACACTGAGTGCATCATTGACATGCTTCGCAATGGTGTGTCGATGGACATACCAACACTGGAGCGTATGCACATCGGCTTAACCGCAGACCGTGAAGTGAAGGTGCGCGACCTTGAGTTATATGGCGGTTTACTGCCTGACAAAGAGGTACTGTACAGCAAGAACGTTCTGTTTTCTGCAAAACCGTTACAACTTGTAGGGTATAACAAAAAGAATGGTGTAGTGACTTACGACCACTGCACCGTCAAACCATTTAACCCAAACAGTGGCGACCAACTTGAAGCGGTGTTCTTGCGCGAAGGTTATACAGACTTTCCTAACTACACCGCAACAGGCAAACCATCGTTCAACCGTGAATCGTTAGAGGAAATTCCGCACCCTCTAGCGCGTAAAATCATCGAGCTTAAAGACCTTGA